AAACCTTTTTTCAAAAACTAGCACTCGCTCCTAGAGATGTACAGAGAGACTTTACTCAACTATATAGATCAGTTACAAAGCAGAGTATGCTGCAACTAAACAAGTTTGAGGTTGAAAAAATAATGGACGTGCTTAAGCCAGTATTAGAGAAATCAGGATTCAAATTAAAAATTAATAATAGAGAGCTTGCAATGGCGTTTACAACGGCTCTTAGTCAGACCAAAAACATAGACACTAAAGTGCCAGCATCAGTATTAGCAGAAGTTTACTTTGCAACTGATAGCAGCGATGAGCCAAGTCTGAGAGCTGCTAAAAAAGCATTGGCTAATTTTTTTAGTAATATAATGCAAAATACAAATAGCCCAATCATACGAGGAAAGTTAGATACAAAGCAATTGGACATCTTATATGATCTTATTGATGACTATGCAATGGAGTACGCCCGAAATTATGCAGATAACATAGACATGGAACGAAATACATTCTAAGATGAAATTTGAAGTTACAAAAACAAATTTAATATTAATTGCGTTGGTTATTATACTAACTGCTTGGATATTAATTGCACGCAATTTTTCACAAAGCACAGTAGTTGATCCTACTTATGTGAATAAGATTGATAGTCTGAATAATGTTATATTCGATTATAAAAACAAACAGCTAACTTTAGATAAAAAAATTCTAGATTTTGAGCTAAGTGTGAAACAACTGGACTATAAAATAGATTCAGCAGAAAATAAAATAATCGAAATTAGAAACTATTATGACAAAAAAATTAAAAATGCTAGTCGTTACTCTGTTAATGAGCTTGACGACTTTTTCTCAAACCGGTACAAGTGACAAATTGCAAGTTTGCTTGCCGATTGCTAAAGCCAGACTAATTGCCCAAGATCTTGTTCGTTTAGATTCTCTAATTCAAGAGCATAGTAAAACTACATTTGTATTGAATCAAACTAACAGTAAGCTAATCCTTAAAGATAGTATTATAAACAGTCTTGAAAAAAAAGTCACTATTCAAGTGCAAGAAACTAATACTCAAGAGTTAAAGTATAAAGTAGCTTCTGACAGAGTGGTGCAGTTAGAGAAAGAAATAAACACACTGCAAAGAAAAAACAGAAGACTGCAAGGATGGGTAAAAGGTTTTGGTGGTGGATTACTAGCAACCATAGCTACTGTAGTATCATTAGTGCTTATTAAGTAAACATGAACGAGCCTACTCTAAAAGATATAATTAAAGCCGAATACATTAAGTGTGCTAAAGATCCAGTATACTTTATGAAAAAGTACTGCTTAATACAACATCCGACAAAAGGCAAAATTCCATTTAAGCTATTCCCGTATCAAGAGGAACTAACAAATAATATACAAGACAACGATAGAGTAGTAATACTCAAATCACGTCAATTAGGAATATCAACACTGACAGCTGGCTACTCTTTATGGACTATGCTATTTCAGACAGATAAAAATATACTAGTAGTAGCTATTGATCAGAACACTTCTAAAAACCTTGTAACAAAGGTAAATGTAATGTTTGAAAATCTACCTAGTTGGTTGAAAATGAGGACAACAGAAAAAAATAAACTGTCATTAAGATTTGCAAACGGATCTCAAATTAAAGCAGTAGCAAGCTCAGGAACATCTGGTCGCTCTGAAGCTTTGTCTTTAGTTATTATAGATGAAGCAGCATTCGTTGATAATGCAGAAGATCTATGGGCATCGCTACAGCAAACGCTATCTACTGGAGGTAGAGGAGTTATATTAAGTACACCTAATGGTACTGGTAACTTTTTTCATAAAATATGGACAGCATCAGAAGAAGGGCGTAATACTTTTTTTACTAAACGATTACCTTGGCAAGTACATCCAGAGAGAGATCAAGAATGGAGGGATAGACAAGATGAAGAATTAGGAGCAAGATTAGCAGCACAAGAATGTGACTGTGATTTTTCCACTTCAGGTAATACCGTAATACACCCAGATATGTTAGCCTACTACAGACAGACATATATGCAAGATCCAATTGAAAAACGAGGATTTGATAGCAATCTATGGGTGTGGGAGATTCCAAATTACACTAAGAGCTATGTTGTAGTAGCTGATGTTGCTAGAGGAGACGCAACTGACTTTTCAGGATTTCATGTTATTGATCTAGAAGATGCTAGGCAGGTAGCAGAATATAAGGGACAAGTATCGACTAAAGATTACGGAAATATGTTAGTATCAATTGCAACAGAGTATAACGATGCTTTGCTTGTAATTGAAAACGCAAACATTGGATGGGCAACAATCCAGCAAGTTATTGAAAGAGGATACAAAAACCTATACTACACACCAAAAGATATGGGGCTTGACCCAGAACGATATTTAGCACGTGCAACAGACCTACAAAATACAAGAGATCAAGTTGCTGGGTTTACAATGTCACACAAAGTCCGTCCGCTATTAATAAGCAAGACAGAGTTGTATATGAGAGAAAAAAGCTGTATAATAAGGAGTAGAAGATTGTTAGATGAGCTTGCAGTTTTCATATGGAGAAACGCAAGAGCAGAAGCTCAAACAGGATATAATGATGATTTGGTAATGAGTTGGTGTATGGGCTTATGGGTAAGAGACACAGCATTAAGACTTCGTCAGCAAGGTATTGAGTTAACTAAAACAACTCTAAATCACATGAGATCTACTGGGGTGTACAAACCATCATATAACAAAGAGGATGCTTGGCGAATGGACATAAATGGTCAATCGGAAGACATTTCATGGTTAATTTAACCTATTTATTAAAAACATAAAGAATACATGGCTGAAACTCCAAATCCTAGTTTATTTAGAAGATTACAACGCTTATTTAGTACAGATGTTATTATACGTAACGTTGGTGGTAATCAATTAAAAGTAATTGATACAGATAAGCTGCAGTCAGTTGGAAACTTACAAAACAATAGTCGAGTTGATCGATTTAGTCGTTTATATGGAACTGGTACAACAACAGCTTATAACAATGGACAATTACTCCAAGCAACTAGAATGGAGGTTTTTCGAGACTATGAAGCAATGGACTCCGACAGTATTATTTCATCAGCATTGGACATTTATGCAGATGAGTGTACTGCTAAAGATGAGTTTGACGATACATTAACAATTGTTACTAGTAATGAAAGAATACATAAAGTACTACATAACTTATTTTATGATATAATAAACGTAGAGTTTAATTTATGGCCATGGATTAGAAGCACTTTGAAATATGGTGATTTTTTCCTACACTTACACATTAGTGAAAAATATGGTGTTACAAATGTAGATCCAATTTCTGTTTATGAGATGATAAGGACAGAAGGATTAGACCCTGAAAATCCAAACAAGGTAACATTTAGAAGAGACTTATCGTTAGGAGGAAGCACCTCATCAATATTATATCGTAGAGAGACTGATAGTGAGGAGTACGAGAACTTTGAAATTGCTCACTTTAGGCTTTTAACAGATACAAACTTTTTACCGTACGGACGATCGTTAATTGAACCAGCCCGTAAGGTATGGAAGCAACTTACATTAATGGAGGATGCAATGTTAATTCATCGAATTATGCGTGCACCAGATAAGCGTATTTTTAAAATAGACATTGGTAACATACCACCTGCAGAGGTTGATTCGTTTATGGAAGCGACTATCAATAAAATGAAAAAGATTCCATTTATGGATGAATCAACCGGCCAATATAATTTAAAATACAACATGCAAAATATACTAGAAGATTTTTATCTTCCAGTTAGAGGGGCAGAGAGTGGCACAACTATTGAAACAACACCGGGACTTCAGCACGACGCAATACCAGATATTGAATATTTAAGAAATAGAATGCTAGGATCATTGAAAATCCCAAAAGCATATTTAGGATACGAAGAGGATACTACTGGAAAATCAACACTATCATCGCAAGATTTCCGCTTTGCTAAGACAGTTGAACGTATCCAAAAAATAATTGTTTCTGAGCTTACAAAAATTGCAATCATTCATTTATATGCTCAGGGATTTCAAGATGAAGAAATTGTTGATTTCTCACTAAAATTAACACCACCAAATACAATATACGAAAGAGAAAAGATTGAACTTTGGACATCAAAAGCAGGTTTAGCTCAAACGCTAGTAGAGCAGCGCTTATTTAGCAAATATTGGTGCTATGAAAATATCTTTAACATTCCAGAAGATGATTGGTTAAGAGAGCAAGAGAGTATTGCTAAAGGAGAAAAAGAGTTCTTCCGTTTAGAACAAATTAAAACCGAAGGCAACGATCCATCAAAGAGTGGGCAGTCTTTTGGAACACCACATGACATTGCAGCCTTATACAAAGGTGATGGTGGAGTACCAAGTGGTTACGATGAAAAAGAGGTTCCAGTAGGAGGTTGGAAAGGAGCAGGTCGTCCTGAGGAACTTGGAACATATATGACACACGAACATCCAATGGGATATGATCCTTTCGGCAGAAAAGCATTCAAAGCAGCTAGAAATATATCCGAATTATCAAAAAGTAATGGGAATGGTGGATTAATTAAACACAAAGCAACTCTAGAGAGCTATGACAAACATCAAGCAGTAAACCAAACGTACAAGTCTGAGACGGAAGGGTCATCCCTTCTCAATGAAGAAAATATATTAGAAGAGTAATCTAATATAATAGAGACATACTTATTACTAGGGAAAACTATACATGAAAAAATCAATACATTCTAAGTTAAAAAACACTGGAATTCTGTTTGAATTACTAACAAGACAAATTGCAGCTGACACAATGGTTGGAGTAACCAACTCCCCAGCATTAAAAATTGTCAGAGAATTTTTTGGACCTCAAAAGACTCTAGCAAAGGAGTTGATGCTGTATCACACATTAATTAATGAAGTATTTAAGCAGTCAAGTAAAGCTGATGCTTTACTAAATACAACTATAAAGATTCGTAAACAATTGAATCAGAAAGTACTTCAGGATAGTAAGTATGCGTTAATCAGAGAAATTAAAATCAACTATGATATTTCAGATTTCTTTAAAGCAACTGTTAATGAGTACAAACTACATGCAGCAATTTACAGGGTTTTTGAAAACACAAGTGTAACTCAGGTTGCGGAGCTTATAAGAAGTCGTGCAACAATAACTGAGCATATCATGCGAAAGCGGCCATTAGTAGCTGAGCAGGAAGTTGCCCAATCATACCTAAACGAGTCGGAAGATATTCGGTTACTAGCGTATCGATTGATGCTTGAAAAGTTCAACGATAAGTACTCAGTACTATCATCACATCAGCAAAACATACTCAAAGAGTATATTAATAACATATCAAACACAACTCAGCTTAGTAGTTTTATTATAAAGGAGAGCAAGTTGCTAAAACAACAACTACTTAAAAAAGCTAGTAAAGTCAAAGATAAAATTACAATAATTAAGTTAACAGAAGTTGCAAATTTATTAGATCGTAACGAGTCTATTAAAAGAGCAAAGGAACACCATGTACATGCGTTACTACTATATCACGAGCTATTAAAAGAAATATGAGAAAACAAGAGGTAAATGAGCTTCGTAGATTCGTAAAAGAGCAACTAAAGAAAATGAGGGAAGGCAGTAGTACTGCCAATGTTGCTAGTTATAGCACACCTAATGCTTTTGTTGGCGATGAGGATGCGGATGAGCCTACATCTTTTAATGTAGAAGATGATCAATATGCATACTCTATAAAAGCACCAAAAGAGAAGGTTAATATTATTAAGCTGCAAGAAGTATCATATAATGGGTTTAAGCGAGATCAAACTAAAACAAGCGTTCAAAAAATCAATACAAATATACTAGAAGTAGCTAAACGATTAGGTGAACTATCCCGCATGCTTGACCATAGTATTAAGCTTAAGACAGAGCAAAAATATGCAAATAGCATACATTGGAAAAAAACTAACGAAGCCTTAGCAAAAATACATAACCGTATACAGACGTTGTCTGAAAAAGCAAATGGTTTGTATAATCTAAATGAAGCAACAGCACAGTCTATTAAAGATAAACTAGTTGATTATTTTAATAAAGCTGGGATTAGAGTCCGACCACAGGATATTGAATACAATCAATTAGGAACAGATCAATATGAGTTTGATGTAATGATCTTAGGAGAGCCACAAGCTATTGATTACGTAAAAGGACTTTTAACCTATCAGGGATACGAAAAGGAAGAAATGCTTGGAAACTTAGATCAAGAACAAGAGGTTGTTACAAACTTAACTAAAATATTTAAGTAAATGAAACGTATAATTGTAGACTATATTGGAACAATAGAGCTATCGCCAGCTCAAGTGAACGAGTCTTTAACCCAAAATAATGGTAAATTAATTGTATCTGGTATTATGCAGAGAGGCAGTACTGCTAGTGCTGAAAATTTTAACCAAAATGGTCGTAGCTATCCTCTTGCAATACTAAAGCGAGAAGCTGATAATTATAAAAGGGTGTTTGTAAAAGAACGTAGAGCTCTTGGAGAGCTAGATCATCCAGAATCTCAAGTAGTGAACCTAGCAAATGTATCACACAACATATTAGATTTATGGTGGCAAGGAACTGACCTAATGGGTAAGCTAGAAATACTAAGCACTCCATCGGGAAACATTGCAAAAGAGTTGCTTAAATCAGGAATAAGATTAGGGATTAGCTCTCGAGGGATGGGATCAGTTAAAGAGTTAGGAGAAGGAAAGGTCGAGGTTGATGAAGATTTTGAGATTGTGTGTTGGGATCTAGTGTCTAATCCATCTACTCAAGGAGCCTTTATGTCTCCATCGTTAAACGAAGGAATTACAACTAAAATTCAAGGTAAGCACGACAGAATCAATTCTCTAATTAATGAGATAATAACAATAATGTAAATATGAAAAATATAATACAACAACTAAGCGAAGCAATGGCTGGTGATACTTCAGGCCAAAAAATGCATCTAAATGAAAAAACCCAAAATTAAAAAAATTGGCTTTTTATTAAATTATGCTACAGATAAATTTGTTGTGCTAGCTCTGATATGCTAATTTGATATTTTTTCACGTTA